CGTGGACGAGCCCGACCTTGCCACCGACGAAGGCTTCCTGGAGTTCATCCGCATGGGAGATCGATCTCCCGTCCGTCCGTCGGCCAAGTCGATAGCGGAAGCGGTTCAGCATGGGCTCGCACGCGGCGCGGTCGAGTTCAAGTCGTACGAGTTGAGCGAGGACAGTTGGGATGGCGATGCGGCCGAAGGTCGGATCCGTGCTGCATCGACGCGGCAAGATGGGACCGTCGACTGGGTCGCGTACAGCGCCGGGTTCGGGTGGGTCGACGAAGCTGCACCGGACGAGTTCGCGTCCTACAAGCTGCCGCACCACGACGTGACCGATGAAGGCTGGACCACCGTGAAGGCTGGCGTGATGGCGGCCGGTGCGGCCATGCAGGGCGCGCGCGGTGGGGTCAACATTCCTGAAGCTGACGTGGAGGGTGTGCGACAACACTTGGCCGCCCACTACCACGAGTTTGACATGAAGGCACCGTGGGAGACCGAAGAGGTCGAGCCGGCTGCCACGGAAGAAGACACAGCGAGCAAAGCGGCCGAGCCGCAGAAGGGAACCGACATGCCTATCGACACCAAGCCGGCCGCTGAGACCCCGGCCACCACACGAGCCATCAGCGAAGAGGCACGCACCGAAGCGACCAAGCTCGGGACTGTTGCACTCGATGCGATCGGTGCGGCCAACGCCGCGCTCGAAGGCACCGACGAGGAAGCCGCGCGCAAGGCGTGCGAGGATGCGGCCGGCGCGTGCTCGAAGCTCAACGACTCGTACAAGGCGATCATGCCCGTCGTGGTCGTGGAGCCCGGCGAGGACGAGGAAGAGGTCGAAGCGTCCGTGGGTGCGACCGAGACCCGCGCCGTTGTGGTCGCGTGGGTGCACGAGCTGACCGGGCACGAAGACGAGCCGTCGCAGCGTGGCGCCATCGAGGCGTGGAAGAAGAGCGCGACCGAGCTGGCCGAAGCGCGTGCTCTCATCACGAAGCTCCAGAGCGAGAACGCGACCATCAAGGCCGGCACGCTGGAGCAACAGATGCGCGCGATCCTGGACGGCGCCGAGCGGAAGATCACGCCGGCCGAGCGGTCCTCCTACGAGGATCGCCACTACACCATCGAGGGTGAGACCCGCACATGGAGCGGGACCGAGAAGGACCTCGCGTGGCTGCGTTCACACGTGGCCGCATTGCCGGATCGCATCGAGCTTGCGGCTGCAACGGAGCAACCGAAGCGGCCCATCGGCGACGCGTTGTCGGACGAGGAGCGCAGCGTAGCGCGCCAGTTCGGCATGACGATGGAACAGTTCGCAGAGCACAAGCGCGCGCTTGCGGCGCGCGATGGGACAGCCACCAACACGGATGACGAGTGAGAAGGTAAGCGCGGCCATCGCGCACTGAACAGGAACAGAAGAAGGAGATTGGGAACATGACCGCACTTGCCGCAGCAAAGCAACTGGTGAAGTACAACGGCTCGCCGCTTCCCGCGATGATTCCGTACGCGCAGAAGACCGGCACCACGATCTACCCTGGCGCGTTGGTGTCGATCGCGAGTGACGGCTACTGCCGACCCGCCCGCGCATCGACCACGGACGTCGTGGTGGGCTACGCACGGAAGAATCCGTGTTCGCAAAGTGGCAACTACACGTCGACCGTGGCTGGTGACAGCATGGTCGAGGTGAGCGCTGGCGTGATCAAGCTGGCGAACTCGGCGGCATCCGATGAGATCACGATCACGGAGCTGTGGGGCTACGCGTACGCGGTCGATGATCAGACCGTGGCGAAGACCGACGGGAGCACCACACGCGTGCGAGCCGGCCGCATCGTTGGTCTCGATGCCGGCGGCGTCTACGTGCTCGTGGGACTGGGCATGACCGCCATCGACGGCGTGACCCTGACCGGCACGGAGAACTTGACCAACAAGACGCTCACCACACCGACCATCGCGGCGACCGGGTTCACGAACGCGAACCATGCGCACGCGGCCGCGAACTCGGGCGGGCAGCTCGACGGGTCCGCTTGCTTCTCCACGGCGGTGTCCGTGGCGAACGGCGGCACGAACCTGTCGAGCTACGCGATCGGCGACATCATCTATGCATCGGGAGCCACCGCGCTTTCGAAGCTGGTGATCGGGACCGCGAATCAGGTGCTGACGGTCAACGCGGGTGCGACCGCTCCCGAGTGGGCCAACATGCTTGATCCCGATCTCAAGGGGACCATCGAGATCGCGCTCGGTGACATCTACGATGCTGACGGAGACCGGGCGAAGTTCGCGAACGGCGGCGCCGATGGTGTCACGATCGCGGACTCGAAGGCAGTCTGCTACCGCATCAACAACGACGCGGCCCCGCCGAAGAACCTCTGCGGTTTCGTGGTCCCCGCCGATGCCGACGTGACCGCGAACATGACCCTCAAGTTCGAGTGTTCGAAGAGCGGCAACACGGACGCAGACGACACCACGATCACGGTCGAGGCGTTCAATCAAGTCTCGGGCGCTCTGCACGACGCAGATGACGACTACGGCGGGACGACCAACGCACTCGTCGGCAACGCCGCAGCGAAGACACTGACCACGCTGTCTCTGACTCTCGCGTTCGCGAACCTGCCCGCCGTAGGCTCGGGCGTGTCGCTGACCTTCAAGCCGACCGACGGAACGCTCGGTACCGATGACCTCCTGATCCATCGCATGTGGGTCGAGTACACCAAGAAGCTGGACGCCTGATAGGCAACACGGACGGGAGATCGATCTCCCGTCGGACATTGACTGACGAGAGATCGAGAAAGGATTCGACACCATGTTTCTTCAGAGTTCGACACTGGCTGCCGCGCGTGTTGGCTTCGACCGCATCTTCCAAGAGGGTTACCAGGCGATCACGCAAGCCGACCTGTGGTGGATGCAGCTCGCGTCCGCGCGACCCAGCACCGACAAGAGCAACATCTACCACCTGCTCAAGCTCATGCCTCGCATGCGCAAGTGGGTCGGCGCAAGGATCCTGCACAACCTCTCGATGGCCGACTACACGTTGGTCAACGAGCCGTATGAGGACGGCTTCGAGATCGACGTCGATGACTTCGAGGACGACAAGCTCGGGATCTACGACGACGGTCTGCGGCAGATGGGTCGTGCCGCTGCCCTGTGGGGCAACGACATCATCTACACCGCGCTCGTCGCGGGCAGCACACAGCTCTGCTACGACGGACAGTACTTCTTCGACACGGACCACCCGCTGGTCGTCGCGGGAAGCGCCGACACGGTCCAGGTCAACCTGCACGCCACGACCGCGCTCACCGCTGCGAACTACGCAACCACGTACCAGACCATGATCGCGCGCAAGGGCGAAGACGGCAAGCCGCTGAACATCGTTCCGAACCTGCTCATCGTGCCGCCCAGTCTCAAGTTCACCGGGCTTCGGATCGTCAAGGCAGTGAACGCGGGCTACCTGATGAACGCGAGTTCGACGGCAGCCGACGACAACATCTTGCGTGGGACCGCCGAAGTGTTGGTCATCCCTGAGTTGGAGACCGATTCGAGTTCGACGTGGTACCTGGCCGACGCGTCGAAGCCGGTCAAGCCGTTCATCTTCCAGCAGCGTCGGCTCCCGAATCGGATCGACGTGCTGAACAAGCCGACCGACTCGAACGTGTTCAACGAGCGCGTGGTCAAGGTCGGATGCGACGGACGCGGGGCCGCCGGCTACGCGCTGTGGCAGCTCATCGACAAGTGCACGGCCTAGCGTTGGCTGGTCGTGAGCTTGCGCTGGGAGTGTTCGCGTTGGTAGTGTGAGGTCGGCGTTGGTCGTGTGCTTCGTGGTGGGGCACACGATCGCGCCCAACCTCCGAACGTGAGAGGGCAGGACACCATGAAGGTTTTCGAAGTGACAGGACGATCAGTTCGGCGCGAGAAGTTCCACGTCGTGTGGCGTTGCGGCGCACCGTGGCCCGTGGCCGACAAGAAGAACGGGCTCGCCTCAGTGACGCATCAGCTTCGGCTGTTCCGCAAGGCGAGCGACCCCAAGTTCGATGAGCTGGTCGAGAAGGAGCCCGTCATTGATGACGAGACCGGCGAGCCCAAGATGTTGAAGGACAAGGACGGCAAGCCGACCGACAAGCCGATGATGAGGGTGCGCATCAACAACGGCACGGGCGCCCCGGTGCGTCGTGCGCTCAAGTGGTGCCAGCGTGCGGATGGCTCCCGTGTGGTGGAGTGCTACGAGGACACGTTCGAGCTGGCGAAGACGGACGACCTCGTGGACATCCTTTCGGTCGAGGAGGTCAAGGGGCCCGTCGTGAGTATCGCGGACGCTGAGAACGGCGAGTCCTACGAGGCGCTGGTGGCACGCGAGGGTCGCAAGCCCGAAGTGGTCCCCTTCGCGGAGTCGTTCGAGAAGCCCCGGCGCGGGGCCGTGAAGGGCACTTCAGTGGGCCCGAGGTGAACCGATGGGAAACTACCTGACCCAGACGGGTGGAACGATTGCAGCGGCGACAGGTGACCTCACGGATCAAGTGGGGAACGACCTGCTCGCGATGCTGTGCCCGGATGGGTCCGGTGGTATCTCGACCGCCAAGGTTACGGCGTGCATCACGAAGGCCGAAGCGCGCATCGACGTGATGCTCTCGCCGATCTACTCGGTGCCGCTGACCCCGGTGCCGACGGCGATCAAGACCATCGCGGCGGATCTGTTCGTCTACTACGCCTACGACAACAGACCCGAGTTCGCGACGCGCGATGGGAAGAACCCGGCGTCGGCTCGGTTCGCGGACGCGAAGGAGATGTTGACCGCGTTCAAGGACGGCAAGCCCGTGATGCCAGAGCCGGCCACGCGTGAGGACCAGTACGTGGGCGTGTTGGTCGAGAGCGACACGGCGCGGGGCTGGGATGACGTCTACACCGACGACGACACCGACGACGGGAGCGCGTACTGATGGCGTTCGTTCAAGTCAACATCGGCACCAGTGAGGCGCTTCGCAGCTTGAAGCGCGTGCAGCAACAGATCGATTCGAGCGCGCTCAACTCGTGGAAGAACAGCACCGAGGTTGCGCTCCAGTTCATGAAGCACAACGGCTACATCGATCGGACCGGCCGGCTGACTCGTTCGATGAAGATGGGTGCGGTCCGGCGACGTGGGTTCCTCTCGTTCGCATCGAGCGTGCGAGCTGAAGCGAAGTACGCGCTCTTCGTTGACCAGCCGACCAAGCCACACGACATCGTGGCGCGGCGCGCCCCGTTGCTGGTGTTCTTTTGGGGTCCGCCGAATGGACCCGGTGAAGTGGTCGGCGCGCGCAAGGTCAAGCACCCTGGCACGCGTGGCGCGCTGTTCTCTGATATGACGGCCAAGCACATGATCGGACGCTTCCAGGTTGCGACGCAGGTTGCAGTCGACGCCGCCATCACGAGGTCGCCATGAGCCGCACGGTCTACCAGTACGCGAACGCGACGATCCCGCCTGCTGTTCAAGGCGCGGCCGTGTCGTTGCTCGGCAACTGCGACCCGACGCTGCAAGGCATGCTGGCTGGCTTTGCGTGGGTGCTTGACTACCAGCTCGGGGCCGCGTGGGCGCTTGCTGCACAAGGGTTCGGTGGTGGTGAGATCGTGAATGCGACTTACGCGGTCGAGCCGATCCCTGAGACGGCCCGGCGCACGTGGCGGTGGCCATGCTTGATCGCGTGGCGTGGTGAGTCGCGGTTCGGTGAGCGCACGCTGATGTACGATGATCACGAGTGCGACATCAACTTGGTGTATGCGCTGCCGCCCATGAGCCTGGAGTTCATCGAGCGGCTGAGTCACATCCGCGTTGCTGTGATGCGGTGCTGCCGCATGTTCGTTGAAGAGCACGGGCACGCGGCGTACACGGCCGGTGGCGACAATTGGCTTGAAACGATCGGGGTCGACTCGCTCGCGTTGGTCGACGCTGAGGAAGGCGATGTGTTCGAGCAGATGGACGGGCAGCAACGCCACGTTGGTCTGCACATGTCGCTGGTGATGAAGGAACGCGAGATGCTGTACGACACCGACATCTCGGATCGCACGTTCGGCGACTACACCGTGGCGCTTGATGACGGCGTGAGTGAGCAGCTCGATGTGGTTGAGTTCTACGCGGGCGGCCCGTTGCCTGTGGTTGCGATCACGGCACCGGTCGCAAGCTTCACCAAGTCGGTCGGACAGACGCTCACGATCAGCGGGACGTGCAGCTACGCGACCATGGTCGAGGTCTACATGCGGGTCACGCGTGGGGTGTGGACGCTCTTGAAGGAAGTGAGCACGGTCGGCGCTTCGACGTTCTCACACGCGCACACGTTGGTTGCAGCCGATGCGGGTGATGTCGACCTGAAAGCGATCGCGTACGGACCCGGTGGTGAGACGACCTCGACTGAGATCAGCGGGGTGGTGTCGTGACTCGTTCGGCAAACTTTGATCACGGGAGATCGATCTCCCGTGGAGCACGAGAGGGCAACATGAAACCGCAGAGCTACAACGTGTTGGCGAAGGGCGCCGTGCTGGTGCCGGACTATTCCAGGATGAAGACCACGGGGCGATTGAGCTTCGTGGGTAGGAAGGTGCACCATGCGCCTTCGATAGAAGCCCTCCCTGTCGAGGCGCGTGGTGCACCTGTCCGCGTTCGGGACACGACCGAATGGACACCGGAGCCGACCACTGTGGAGGCGTGGGTTCCGCTTCGCACACCGACGGCGGTGGTGAGTGCGGACCACGACGATCCACAGCAGCGCGAGGCGGGCGCGTACTATCGGGAGCGCATTGCTGAGGGTGGGTTGTGGCCGGCCGATGCCGTAACGGCGGCTGCGTGTGGGGTCCCGTTCGATCCCACGTTCGGAGATGAATACCCGGAGCTTCGGCCGATGCCGGCGGCTCCCGCAAAGGGCAAGAAGGAGTAAGGGACCATGGGTACGCTTGCATTGGCGCTCACCGGCATCAGCACGAACTGGCTCGTGCCGCAGCAATTGATCCAAGTACAGTTCGCACAGGGCACGTTGCTCGGCGACCCGTCGCAGCCGAAGGTGCTGTTGATGGGTGTGAAGCTGACGGCGGGCACCGCGACCGCAGGCACGCAAGTGTACCCGCTTGGAACCGAAGCCGAGGTGATCGATCTGTTCGGCACCGGGTCCGACATTCACGTCGCGTGGCGCTACTTCACGAAGGTGTGCAAGACGGCCAACGTGTACGGGATCGGGATCGCGGAGAGTGCCGGCACGGCTGCAACGGGCACCGTGACGTTCGCGAACAACGCGACCGGGTCGGGCTCTGCTGAGCTGACCATGTTCGGCGAGACCATCTCGGTCTCGTTTGCGAACGCAGACGCGTTCGATACTGTGATCGCCGAAGCGTTGAAGGACGCCATCAACGATCAGACTCATTGGCCCGTTACGGCGACGCGCAACGCTGGCGTCGTGACCATCACGTATCGGACCAAGGGCACGAACGGCAACTGGGCCCGCATGCGTGTGAAGATCACGAGCGGTGTCGCTACCACCATGGCGGCGTCGGGTGCCGTGCTTGCATCGGGCGCAACCGATGAGGTCTACACGACCGCGCTCGCGACGATCCTCGCGACCAAGTACGACTACATCGTGCCGTGCATCAACCCGACCGCTGGGAGCGACACGCGCCTCGCCGCTGTGAGTGCGCAGGTTCTCACGCAAGCGTTGCCCGCCACGGGCATCAGGCAGACCGCATTGATCGCAGCCAGTGCCGATTCACTCTCGAACGCGACCACGCTGGTCACCGCCTACAACAAGGCGCAAAACCAGATCTGGTGGCACAAGAACAGCGAGGAGATGCCCTTCGCGATCGCGGCTCACAACGCGGGCGTGCGCTACAACCTGGAGACGGGAGCCGACCCAGGTGTCAGCTACGACGGGTACGGACCCGGCGTCAACGATGTGTTCTTCCTGAAGCCGCAGTATTCGCAAGCGGACCAGCCGACGCAGGCGAACGTGAACACGGCGCTGTCGGTGGGTCTGTCGCCGATCGCGGTCGACAACCAGAACAAGGCGTACCTCGTGATGAGTTGCACGGCGGCCGGCGCGGACCCGCGCATCCGCGACACGTCGAAGGTGACGGTCAGCTACCGCTTCGCCGCCGACCTTGCAGCCCGCGACGCCAGCGTGTGGGCCCGTGCGAAGGTGGCCGACAACGAGCCCGAGGGGGTGCGCCCGTACCCCGCCAACATCTGCACGCCGACCCGGCTCAAGGATACCGTTATCACGCCCGTGTTGCGTGACTACCGCGACCGTGGGTTGCTCGTGAACGTCGATGGTGAGACGGGCTCGATCGCATCGTGCGCGACGGGCATCGACCCGACCGTGACGACGCGGATCAACGCGCGCATCCCGATCAACGTGACACCGCTTCGGCACCAGGTTCAGTTCTTGGTCAACGAGGTCAGCACGGGCTAGGTCCGCGCACGAACAGAGAACACCTTGACGAGGGCATGAAGGGAACGACACATGGCGACTGAACTTTACGCGAAGGGGACTCTGTTCGTCGAAGGCATCATCGTGATGCAGGCGGTAGAGTTTTCGATCGACTTCGACACGAACGACAACCCGGTCAACACGCTCGCGCTCGGCTTCGCTGGCATCACACCCGGCGCGGGCACGACCGCTGTGAGCATCACGAGCGCGGTGCCTCGAACCGGCTTCGAGATTTCCTATCACAAGTGGGCGAAGGAGCGGAAGGCGATCGAGGTGCTTGGGTACCGAGGCGCGTCAAGTATCTCGGTCAAGGGATTCATCAAGACCGTGGGCGAGAAGATCGGTGTGGATGGCGTTACAGGCACGATCACGATTCAGGCTGGCGAGCCCGAGGTCTAGGTCGTGCACAAGGCGGGTCGGATGCACTGACCCGCCACCATCCACGGGAGATCGATCTCCCATCATCGGAGGAGGGTATGGAAGATGGCACCACCGTGGATCAGACAGCAGCAACGAGAACAGAAGAGCCCGAACGCGCCACCGGCTGACGTGCACCCGGGCGAGCTTGTGGCGCGGCTCCAACAGATGCCGCGCCCGAACAAGCGCGACTTACCATTCCCGCGCAACGACGACGACGAACAGCCGATCGGCAAGTTCGCGTTGTGGGTGCTCATGCAGCACGAGGTTGACCTGTGCCGTTCCGATGCGGAGCGGTACGCGACGGCGTTGATGGAGCGACCCAACAAGGAGAAGCCGAACCAGTTCGCGTGGAACGAGAACTACCAGAGCGCACTGTTCGTCGAGGTGCTGTATCGTTCACTTCGTGAGAACGATGACCTCTCGAAACCGTTGTTCCGATCGCCCGATGAGATCCGGCATCACCTCAGCGATGACGAGTGCGTGCACCTGTACGAGGCGTACAGCGCGTTCCAGCAGACACACGGTCCGCTGTTCCGCATGCTGACCGGGGACGAAGTGGATGAGTGGATCGAGGTACTCGCGGAGGGTGCCGACCACTACCCTTTCGAGCTTTGTTCGCGAGGACAGCTCGTAGCCCTGGTCGTTTCTTTGGCGAGCCTGATTCGCACGTCGCGGACTGGCGAATCCTCCTCTGGTACGGCTTCAACCGCTGGTGCGGCCGTCACCCCGAGTACTTCGGGGAAGGTGGTTGAGGAGTAGCCCATGCCAGCGCCCGTCGTAGTCAAGTTCGCCACTGCTGGTGCGAAGGAAGTCGAGGCGGTCTTTGCGTCGCTCACGAAGAAGATCAACGACTTCGGGCGGGCCCAAGCGTCGAGTGCGACGAGGGCCGCTCGTGCTGCCGCCACTGCGTCGACGACGGGGACCAAGTCAGCGGCGAGCGCGGTCGATCGGGAGGCGCGTCGTCTCGATGCGATCAAGGCACGCAGCGCTACGATGGCCGGACAGCATGCGAAGCGTGCGGCCACCGCTGAGATCAACGAGGCGAAGCGAGCCGCGCGTGAGGTCGAGAAAGCCGTCAAACAGATCGAACGTGCGCGCGATCATGCGGACAAGAAAGCGGCAGCGGATGCCAGGAAGCTAGCGAACATCCAAGCACGCGCGGCCAAGGCGGAAGAAACCAAGCTGGGTCGACGTACTGGTGCGTTGGGCGCAATGGGCAACCGTGCCGTTGGCAACGTGTATGGATCCGTGAGTGGCGCGGCTGGCATGCTTGGTGCCGGTGTTGGTGTCGCGATGGTCGGTGGTGGTGTAATGAGCGCGTTTCAATTGAACAAGCGCGCCGCGTTGCTTTCGAACATGACTCAGATGCCGGGGCTCCCCGGGTCGACAGCACGCACACCGGAAGAGTTGATCAAGATGGCTCGTGCTCCTGCGATGGCGACGGGCATGCCGGCCGAAGACATCATGGGCGCGATGGAGATCGTGGGTGCGCGGGCCGGCGGTGCGAAGGGCATCGAGAAGCTGCAAGGCGACTTGATGGAGCTGACCAAGCTTGCGATCGGTGCGGGCATCAGCATGGAAGACATGGGCGGCGTCGTCGCGGCCGCATTCAACGCTGGCGTCGAACCTGGCGATGACATCCAAGGTCTCGTGCGGTCGTTGATCGCGCAAGGCAAAGCGGGCGCGATCGAGTTCAAGGATTTCGCTGACGAGCTTGGTCGGCTCGGTGGTGTTGGCTCGAAGTTCGGGTCAGGCACCCGCATGCTACAAGACATCGGCGGGTTGACCCAGATTGCGTCGCAGACCGCGATCGGAAAAGAGGGCGCGCGGACCGTCGTGATCGACATGATGCGCGAGTTCACGCAAGGTCCGAAGATCTCCATGCTGGGTCAGATGGGCGTTGCTGTGAACGATCCGACCACGGGCAAGATGAGGAACCCATCTGACCTGATGGCTGAGACCGTTGCCGCGATCGAAGGCGGGGCCGCACGCAGTATCAAGTTGCCGGGCATCTCACCGGGTCAGAGAGCAAAGATGAGTGATGCGGACTTGAAGGCCAGTGCCTACTCGGCGATCTTCACGGGCCGCTCGAACGAGATCGCAACGAACCTGGCCGAGACGTACCGTAGCGGATACAAGGATCCCTACTCGCCCATGGTGATCAAGGGGGCCGATGCGATCCGTGCGCGGGTCGAGGAGACCTCGCGTCCGTTCGATCAGACCAAGGAACAGAGTCAGAAGGAGTACGAACAGGTTGCACGCATGAACGAGCTTGCGCGGGCCGAAGAACAGTTCAAGGCGAAGATGGCCGAACTGTTGCCGCAGCTCACGAAGTTGATCCCAACCGTTGTGAGCCTGGCTGAGAAGTTCGGCAAGCTCGTGGTGTGGCTGGGTGAGAACCCGATCAAGGGCGTCGGCGCGGCGGTCGCGTTGTCGATGGGGAACGAGATCATGAAGGCGGGCATTAGCGAAGTGATCAAGCAAGGGTTCGTGACCGCGTTCCAAGGCGTCGGCAAGGGTGGCATCGCGGGTGCGCTTGGTTCACTCGCAGGCATCACGATGGTGGCGGCCACGGTGTGGTTGACTGGCAAAAGCATCATCGATGCGGCGGCGGCGGAAGGCGAGGAGATCGGCAAGGCTGGTGCCGCTGCCGTTCGCACATCGATGAGCACGCGACGCATTGCCGAAACGCAATGGACCGGACAGCAATATGATCCCGAGACGGTCAAGAAACTCGAAGCTGAACGCACCGCTGCGAAGAAGGCGCTCAACGCGAGTGAGATCTCCGGTTCGCTTGCGGTCGGATCGGCCTATTCACCGGTTGCGATGTTCGAGACGTTCAAGCGGTTGACGGTGGGCCAGCAGGGCATGGACAAGGAGGACGCGAAGAAGACGATCGCGCAGAACACCGCGTTGATCAATTCGCTCAACAACCTCAAGAGTTCGATCGATCGGAGCGGCGGGAAGCCCTCGAACAGCACGACGCCCGCGAACAAGGTTGGGACGGACCCATGATTCAAGATTGGGAAGTACTTGCGCAACTGCTCCCGCTCACGTGGCGAGGCATCGAGGTGCCATGTATCCGCATGGGTACATCATGCGGCAACCGGCTCGCCGAACATGAGCAGTACAACGTACCGGCGTCCGACGTGGAGAACGGTGGGCGCAAGAGTGCTAAGCACAGCTTCACGATCCCGTTCCGCCGGTTGATCCTTGGCTACAGCGAGCTGTACCCACGCACGTTCCGCCAGTTCTTGAAAGCGCTGCTGAACCCGGACGTGGGCAAGCTCCAACACCCCGAGTTCGGACTCATCGACTGCCAGGTGGGGGACTGGTCGTTCGATTGGGTCGCCGAGAAGCGCGACGGTTGCGACCTGCAAGTGACGTTCATCGAGACCAACGAGAACGGGCTCACGTTGGAGAAGGCCGCGCCGTCCGTGGTCGATGCACAGCAACTCGCACTCGACATGGCGGTCATGTTTCTCGAAGCGGACCCGCCGATCGTGTACGAGGACCCGAGCGGTCTCACGTTGGCCGAACAGCTCGCGAAGGTGGCTTCGCTGAAGTTGCTCGCCGAGCTTGAAGTGGCGAGCGCGCTTGCGGAAGTGCAGCGCGTGATCGATGGGGTCAACGGGATCCTTGACATGGTGGGTTCGTTGACGGACCCGAACGCGTCCGCGATGTATGCGGCGGGTGCATCGATCGTGGCATCGATGGAGCAGCTCACGAAGTCACTCACGGTCAGCGGGAGCGGCAAGCGCATCGTGCAGAAGATCAACGACAAGGAGCGCACCGTTGCGGAGGCGAGCGCTCACTTCGGGCTCGCTACTGGCGCGTTCTACTCACTCAACCCGGCATCGGGACGGAGCGGCACCGTGCTCGCGAACCAGACCGTGTTGGTCTACGAGGGTGGTGCTTGATGTGGCACGAGGTCCAAGTCGTGTGCGAGGGTGGTGTCACGATCGATGGGATCGAGTCGTACACGATCACGACCGAGCTGATGACGCCCTGTGCTGGTTGGTCGATCGAGCTGGGCGGGTTGACGAAGTGGCGCAAGTACAGTGGCGTCATTGAACCACAATCGAAGGTGCAAGTGTACCTCGATGGCGTGCAGATCATGATGGGTTGGATCGACTCGATCGATACCGATTCGGACGCGGGTGGGTTCCGCACTTCGATCAGCGGACGCGACCACATGAAGCCGCTGGTCAAGGCAAACGTGCATCCCAACACGGTGATCAAGGATCTTACGATCGCGCAAGCGGTCGAGAAGGTTCTGTTGCAGGTCTATCGCTCGAACGTGCCCACTCTCTACTACGACAACGAAGCGAACCGGAAGGTGTTGACCCGCAAGACCAGCAAGAAGGGCAAGCCGATCAGCACTGCCAAGCAGATCGAACAGTTGCAGCCGCAAGCTGGCGAAGGCGCGTTCGAGTTTCTGATCCGGCTTCTGCGTCGCAACGGACTGTGGATGTGGGGCACCACCGATGGCGGTATCGTGATCGGAAAGCCGAACTACGAGCAAGCCCCGAGCTACACGGTTCAGCGTGGGTTCGGGGACACCGAGTCGATGGTGCGGCACGTGCGGGTGCGACGTGACAAGACCAACGTGCCGTCGCATGTGTTCGTGACCGGCAAGGGTGGCAAGAAGGGCGACAAGAGCAGCGTGGTGCAAGCACGCGCCGTTGACGACACGTGGAAGCTGTGGGCTCCCAGCTACGTCAAGCATGATGAAGTGACCACGCCCGAGGAGGCAACGAACATCGCGGTGCAGGAGATGAGCCGGCACAAGCAGAACGAGTTCGTGTACGAGGTCACGTTGAAGGGCCACAAGGACACGCTGACCGATGCCTACTACGCGATGGACACCGTGGCGCATGTGCACGATGAGGTCGAGAGTCTCGATGCGGACATGTACGCTTCGAGCTGCACGTGGAGCCGCAACGCATCGGAGACGACCACGAAGCTCAAGCTGGTGAACCTTTACTCGATCGTGTTTGCGGAGGACGACAAGCTATGACTGAGTTCGCGTCCATGTTCGACGTGCTGGAGATCGTTCGCACGACCATGATCGGGACGGCCCGCAACGTGGTGGGCTTCGTGGTGCGGTCGCCGACTCCGTTGCCTGATGATGAGGGTGCGCCGGCCGAGACCGAGAGCGAGGACGTGGAAGCGTGGACGCCATACGGATTTGTGAGCAAGCCGCCGCCCGGCGCGGAGGCGTTCGTGCTTAGGCTGGGTCGCTTCGTGGTGTCGATCGCATCGCGCGTGGTGGAGACGGCCACCGTGTATGGGATGCTTGCCGATGGCGACGTGGGTCTGTACTCGGTTGGGAAGCAAGTGTTGCGGCTGAACAAGGACGGGTCGACCACGTTTCTCAAGACGACCGCATCGGGCGAGAACCTTGTGATCACGATCACGAAGGATGATGAGATCAAGGTGATTCAACCTGGCGGCGCATACATCGAAGCGACCAAGACGGGACTCATCCTGCGCCACGACACGGCGCCCGTGACGATCTCAAGCGGCGTGTTGGTGCAGGTCATCGCGCCGACGTTCTGTCAGGAGGTTGGGGCGAACAAGTTGCACGTGGGTGCGGGCACCCCGTTGATCATGGACGGCGCGATCCCGATCGCGAACGTGTGGGTGTAGTGATGGAGCACCGCGATGACACTTTGCAAGTTTCCGGCGCTGCCGCCGATCCCGTGGCCCGGGTTATCGTTGGATCTTCCGATCCCACAGATCCCATCGATCCCGTGGTTGGAGCTACCCGAGTTCGGCATCACGATCGCGATACCGCCGATCCCGATCCCGGGGTTGTCGCTCGACATTCCGATCCCTCAGCTACCATCGATCCCTGTGTTGGAGCTGCCCGATTGGAACTTGGTCATCGTGATCCCGCCGATCCCGTGGCCGGGTCTGTCGCTGGATCTTCCGATCCCACAGATCCCATGGCCGAGCTTGCCCCCGTGCCCTCTAGACGGCGCATGATGCTTCCCGGTGTGATTCCCTATGCCGAGGACCGCCGATGCATTCTAGGGGCATCCTTGACCCGGAGCGGGCCACGTTCGGGTGGCCGTCGTGGAACGGTTCGGGTGAGCAACACGGGAGATCGATCTCCCGTCCGAGGAGGACCCGATGGGCTTCGGTAGTGACCCAGCGGCTGGGAGTGGTGCCGGCATCGGCGTGTTGGTGAGCAGTCCCGCGCTTGCAGCGGCGGGCTACCAGCGTTCCACGACGGGCGCGGTGTCGAGCGTGAACATCGACGGGTCGATCCGCGACGTGACGCTCGATGCATACGGCAACGAGGAAGGCATGAGCGATGCTGCCCAGTGCGTGCAGATCGCGTTCGGCACCAGGGTGGGTGAGATCGCGGTTGATCACGAAGCCGGCGTGCGATGGCCGACCAAGCTGGGCGATACCGTGCTGAGTCAGATGCGCGCGGAGGCATCACGGGTCATGGCACCGCTCACGAGCAGCGGCATTGCCGAGCTGGTCGATGTGTTCGTCGAGGTCGAGGGCACCACGCTGTATGGTCTCGTGACGTGGCGAGACATGCGAACCAACACGGAGCAACAGATCAAGCTCCCGATCGGTGGATGAGATGGCGATCACGAAGCTGACAGTCCCGAGCATTGACGAGTTGCGCGACCGCTACACGGCCGACGTGCGACGGCTCAAGATTCGAGCCGGTATCGCGAGCCCCAACGTTGCGGCGGGCAGCGAGAGCTTCATCAGGGGACAAGCGGTGGCGGCCGCCGTGCAGCTCATCATGGCCCGCGAGGTCTCGGTGCAGGATGCTCAGATGGGTGATGCCGCCACGGGCGACGACATCAAGCGCTTGTGTGAGAACGAAGGCATCACGATCGACCTTGGGTCGGGTGCGAGCGGCTTCGTGGTTGTGTCGTGCGCGGGTGGCACCACGTATGCGAAGGACGACGAGTGCAAGACGTCCGACGGGCTACGGTACAAGGTGGCGACCACGACGGTTGCTGCCGATGGTGACTCGGTGCCCATCGTTGGTGATGACGTTGGGACGCGCACGAACAAGCCGGCCGGCACGGTGGTGCAGTGGACCTCGCCGCCCGTTGGGTCCGGGCTCGAAGCTGTGGTCGATACGAGCGGGCTCACGAACGGGACCAACGCGGACACCGACACGACGCTCCAGAACAAGTGGATCGAGCGCAAGCGGCACCCGCCACGTGGTGGCAATTGGGCCCACATCGCGGAGGACGCCGAGAGCGGCTCCCCTTCGATCGAGAAGGCGTTC